CCGGCCTTGAGCAATCCACCGGTACCACAGGTGGAGTGGTAAAGAATCCATGATCGAATTTTTGGATCATGGGATTTTAATCTTTATCACAACTCGGCTTCCCCCACAAGGCAACAAAGGCCCCGCCAGCAGCAAACTATGCCGCTGGCCGCCATCCAAGCTTGATGCTGACGCGCTTGGGGCGTCCTGAACGCTTCAAGTGATCTTCATCTTGACTTCCGGATGGCATCCGAAAGGAAGGCTCATTTCGAGCCAGGCCAGGACGATAGCAGGGGACTGAGAGAGAGTTACTCTCTATCACCCCTTGTGGACTATCGGTCTCTAGCTTAAGAAGACACTTAAGCAAGGCACCAGTCCCGTCCAACGGATCGTTGGGGGCTTTGGCCTGGAGAAACCATCCTTTGACTAAAAGGATGTCCAGGCTTGGGTGCTTACGATATCTCCCCTCACGGGAATTGTCGTAAGAGACCCTGCCTAACACTGGTGAAGTTGGCTCTACTATCGGGTATTCTTTAAGAATACGCTTTAGTAGATTATCCAACAACCGCACCGTTCCATAGAAACAGCCCTTGTTATAGAGCTGATTCCGTAGGGAGGATGTGGATATTACACCAGTCGCGTCAGTGATCGTGTAAGGAAGCATTTGCCGAACGCGAGTAATTGAAACATCGCGTCCACCAAAATACTCCTTACCACAGGACTCTCTGAACCTTCCGGTCCAGAAAGACTTGTCCAGGCCAACTCGAGCACCAAAATGCTCAAGTGTCTGCACGATCATACGCACGTGTTTACTGGGAACAATCAAATCATCCCCGTAAACGCGCACCTGCCCCGAAAGCATTCTAACGTGCTTTCGGGTAAGCGTCACGTTGAGCGATCTTTGAATCCCGAGGAAGATCAGAGTCGTAAAGACCATGGCTTCCATTGGGAAACAAAGTGCTGAACCCATAGACGCGAACTTGGCCAAACGGATTACTCCGTGGCCAGGAACTTCAGCCCGTCGAGATCTGGTTGCATCAATGGCATCATGCAGATGAGGCCATTTGTCAACCATCTTTCTAACGAGCTGATTGGAGACGCGGTCACTTGCTTCACTCAGATCGAGTGTTGCAGTAAGACCGTCCATTGAGCCTTGACGAGCCAGATCCTGATTAGGGACCTGATCATCAAAGCCAATAAGGCTATCAAGGAGTCTATCCCTTGAAAACGCCTCAAGAAAACATCGTAACAAAGCCTGTTGTGTATATTGCATACACGCGGGCTCAATTGCGATGATTCTTGGTGTCTTCAACGTCTTAGGAACTGAGATAACCCTCACAGGTACCTCAGAACCAGGTTCGGCGAAAGTAACGTCCTCCAATTCGCATGCAAAATGCGAATTTGGAAGGAGGTACTTGTACGCAGGAAAACTGCGTTCAAGTCGTCTGGTCCAGGAACGCAAGCGGAACTTACCATTACTGGTAAGTCGATCCGCCGTTGCCCCAGGACCATGCTTCGGAAGTAAATTCCCATAATAGACATCCCTGTCCATTTGGGTAAATACCTCCGAAAAAAGCAAATCAGAAATTCGACCAAATTCATCTAAATCAATAGATGAAATCTGGCCATCTGATTGACGTACTTCGCGCTCACACTCGACATAATCGTTCATCGCTTTTCTCTCCCTTGTTTTTGTACAAGGAAGAGAAATCTTTGCAAACGACAAAGTTAATTGTCGTAAAGCAAAGACTGCATCGATGGACGGAATATCGAGCAACGCGCCGCTATCACGGTCGAACACTTGGCAGAGGAAACCTTGTAGAAATACAGGGAGACCTCTTCCTCTTCGTTTTGAGGCGAATGAGGAATTGATGCCAACCTGACCAAGGTCAATCCATTTTTGGATGGACTTTCCATAGTCAGGTAGGGTTATCGTTAATACTGATAACCCCTCGTGTTCGAACCGACTTCTGACCGTTTTAATGTCAGAAGTGGCGCTGGTGCAGCAGGCAATGGCCAAATCATCGGCCATTGCAGCCCAGAGTGACATCAGGCTTTTCATAGAACCCCCTCATATGGGTTTTCTATCCTTAGCCTAAGTCATTCACATCTTCCAATGACTCATCAACAAGATGAGCCATCACAAACCTACACGGATTGTGATTGCAAGGAAGATGCCACGCAGGTGCCTAAAAAGGCAAGGAAAGCGGAACGATGCAGAAGAGGGAGACCTCGTGAATTAATTCACGAACTCCATCGACTACACCAAAAACAGCGACAACTAAACCCCCGATTGTCGTGGCGAGTACTGTAACTCTGGCCTTGCGGCCAAGAGTAACAGACGCGCTTGACATACGGGGCAGTTGAGACTGCCCGCTTTCCATCGACCCACTGTGACGTGCTGTCGCTCTACGCCTTTTGGGCGTAGAAACGATAAAACACGAAACATGAAGGTCGATCCCTTTACGACTCACCAGCAAGCAATTTGCTGATGAGCGCATCAGAGGCCGCTGCAAACTGCGTACGGAAGCCGACGTAAATCGCCAGCTGTTCCGCGGCAGTATACCCGACCGGAGGAACGTCAAAGACGATGTAGTTACTCATCGATACCTTGACGTTCTCTGCCGGAATAAACGGGTCAGCAGTGACCTTTGAGTGGTTGAACCTCAACAGATGCCGATTACGCTTCCCATAGTCATGGGAAGCAAGCATCTGCATAAGGCCATCGGCAGAAGCGTACTTCGTTTCGTCGCCCTCGACAGAAATCTTGGGCAACGGCGTAGTAACACCGCTGATGGTGATGGTCTGAGGATCAGTAAAGGACATAGGCATCACTCCTAG